TGATGTGGTGACTGGATCTGAGTATGATTGGACAGGTTTTGAAATCCAATCTCTTCATTACTATTCGATTCATAATGGAGCACAAAGGCACGTTATATTCGAAGATATAAGTGGTCAATTATGCCGTTTATATCCCCCTAATTTCACTTCTGGGACGCCTTGGAAGGTAATATCAAAAGACAGTGGCGGTATTCCCAAAAGACATAAATTTGAATCTTCTGAAATTGCAACACAAAGTGCTGCTTTCGGTGGAAGAATGTATTTTGTCAATGGCATTGATGAACCGCTAGTTTATGATGGTACGTCTTTGTCATCAGCGGGTTTTTTCGAACTGCCAACTCCCCCAGCAGCAACAGTTGTTCAGAGAGGTTTTGTTAATCGAGGAATGTTCGAAATATTCGAACCAAGCAGCAAGTTAAAAGAAAAACCTCACTTGCTCATGGGAACATCAGAAAGTGGTCAAGGATTGGGTAGCCTTAGTCCAAAGGGCTTACGTGGTCACTTCAAGCCAAGAACAGCAAAGATTCACGCATCAACATCATTTTTTGAGTGGCAGGATAATGAACCTGTAGAAATGGAAACTTATAATGATGCGAAACTTTGTGGATATCAATATAAAGTTTCATTTGTTAATAAGAGAGGACAAGAAAGTCCACTTTCTCCATCAAGCGACATTGTTCAATTCGAGTGTGTAGACGGTCAAAGACGGTTTGTCTCAGTAAGTATACCGGTCGGTGGGCGTAACGTTGTAGCTCGAAGACTTTATCGAACTGCTGATATTTATGATGACTTTGGAAACCCAATCACACCAGAAAAAGGTCGAAATTTCTATTTTGTAAAAGAAATACAAGACAATGAAGCCACTGCTATCAGTGACGGTATTTCCGATGCCAATTTGGGTTTTATTGTGGACGAAAATGATTTCGGTTTTTTTCCACGCCAATCAAAATTTATTGCCGCTTACAAAAACACATTATTTATAGCGGGAACTTCCGATAATCTTGTCCGATACAGTGCTGAAGGAATGCCAGAGGTTTTCCCAAGAGACAATATTTTCGATATCGGTGATGTTGACTCAGGAAAAATTACTGCTCTTTACGCAACCAATAACGCTTTGGTCATCTTTAAAGAGCGTGGAGTGTACTTAGTCAAAGGTAACGCACAAAGTGGATTCAATGCACAAACATTAAACAAAGATATCGGATGTGCTGCTGTGGGCTCGATTCAGGATGTTCCTGGGACTGGCCTCGTATTTTTGTCTGAAAGCGGCGTTTTTGTTTTGAAGGGTGCTCTGGAGAATACAGGAACCCCAACATCGATCGTTGAGTTGAGCACGCCAATTAAGCATCTTGTAAATCGAATTGATAAATCAAACATGAATGTATCAGTTTCGGTTTTATACAGGGCCGAAAAGGAATACATGCTTTGTGTTCCAACGATTGGGAAAGAAAACAATTTACTTTTGGTTTGGCATTATGAGGTTGGAGCATGGAGTTTTAGAGAAAACTACCCGATGCGTTGTGTGATTGAAACAAATGACTCTAGAGGTCATGTTTATTTTGGATCAAATGATCCAACTGTTCCGGGTATACATGTTTTAAGTAATTATTTTTATTTGAAAAATGAAATTGGATATAGTGCTGTTTACTCTCAAGATTCTGAAACAGAACTTGTAAAATATGAAAGTGTGCCAATCTATGAAACAAGTCCTTTTGCTTTTTCTAGTATTTATTCATCAATACAAATAGCATATATTAATGTGTATGCAGTTGCATATGGTGACAATCCACTACATGTTAATTTTAAAATAAATAGATCCGACAACCTTACTTTAGAAACAAATAAAACGAGAGAGCAACATAATATTACAGAGCGTCTTCCTGTTTATGGAAAGGCAACGTATGGGGAGGATGTTTGGGTTGATCATAGACCTGTTGTCATTCGATATGATGTAAGTCATATGGATCAACCGTTGGTTTCCGAGATGTCGTTACGATTTACTCAAGATTCTGATACTACAACAGATAATGGTCGTATGATGATTGTTGGATACAGCATCGATGCGAAAGTGGGTGATCAAAGAGATATGAGACTTTTAACTGATGTTCTTAAAGTAGATAAAAGATAAAATGGCTATAAAATTTCCAAAAAAACAACCAGTTAATGGCGAAGTTTGTCATCCTGATGACATCAATGATAATGTATCTGAATTTGTAAATGAAATAAATGGCAACTTAGATGCCGATAACTTTACTGAAACTGGAATAAATAGAGAACAATTCGCTGATGACTCTTTCTTTCGTGTTGAAGTTTTTAGTCGAGGAACACGGAGCACTGGATCAGGATACGTCAGCGGTTCAGTTATACGTGTTCCAGACTCGACGACTGCATTTGTAAAAAGATGTCATACGGTCACAGATCCAACGTATTTTACTGCTGGTGCTGAATTCAGCGCAGAATACAGTGATGAAACTTATCCAGTAGGTACTGTAACCTTTACGGCAGAACATGAGGGATGGATCCACGTTGATTTTCAAGGTTCAATTCTTTGGAAAGGTACAGGAATAGTCGATTTAGATCACCTTCATTCCCATCATTCGAAGCAATTTCATGGAATCCCACCTGAAAAAACTTCTCCCCAAATAGCTGTAACTGGATTTTTCAATCCCTATTTGCCCGCTGGTGGATGGTGCGGTATTTCAGGAAAATACCCTGATGGTGGTGCTGGTATTCATAAGTTTGATGATTTAATCACCATTGCAACTTCCATGTCTGAAGCTTCACATCCAGATACTACTTTACCGGGCATCAAACACGAAAACTTTCCGCAAGGTGCTTGGCATACTGCCCCTGTTGATCATTACGCTGTTCAGTTTCGTATTGTTTTGAATGGTAATGTTCTTGCTGAGTCTGGTTTTTTGTACAATGGTAATGCCAGTTATGGATTTCACCTCACTGGTGTTTCGCCAGTTACTGCTGGGCAACATACCGTTGATGTTGAAGTTCGCGGTGTGGATTTGAAACCACATGCTGGAATGAGGTCTGGTCTTGGTGCGTTAGACGATGAGATGATTTCGGGTCAGACCACCCCACCTTTGATTGAAGGGGTAAATTTAAATTTTCAACCTCTTCCCAAATATGAGCCCTTTGGTTTTTTGAAGCTAGATATAGAAGAATATGTGCACGATTTTCATGAAAATTTTCCTGGCATAAGCACTTACGCTGGACATGTTGATACAAGAGGACAGACTGGAACAAGCTCCAGTGCAATGTTTAACATTGAAAAAGGAATTGCTTGCGACATAGAAGATAGACTTTTGATGGTTCAATATAGGAAACGATAATGCCTCGTATAAAATCAAAAGAATTTAAAGTTGGTGATGTAATAAACAAAAGCGATGTAAGTAGTGTGTATGGAGACATTGCTACCAATAAACTAAGCAATATCAACATACGTCAGGAAGGCATTAGTGCTGAAATGATTCGACCTAACACTGTGTTTGTTGGTTCTGACAAAGTGGAAATTGAAACCAGTTACGCCATGGATGGTACAAGAACCATGGTAGGATCAGATCTAATACCGCTGTGGAGAACCCCTGGAGGGTACACAAGTTATCTTTATCCATCACCGACATCAGATACTTCAGTTCTGATGATTGATGAACCGCAGGATGGTCAAGAAACTATTGTTCGTTGTTCGTGCAATATTTTCATGAGGGACTACGGCTCTCGTACATTTTTTACTGGACGACCACCTACCATCGCTGCTCAGCTTTATTACAATACAGGAAACCTTGCTTCCAGTTCCACTATTGAGCTTTTGAAGGATGAGGCCTCAAGTATTTTTGCAGCGGATTTTAGTGATTCTTGGGTATATTGTGAGGGAACTCGTCAAAAATTTAGGAAAGCATTTAGCTCAAAAATTCCAAGCGCATCTGGCCTCAACTCTGAAATTTTTGATTACGGTGAACTTGGTGAAGCATATGATGCAGATCCGGTTTCAGTGACTCCAACTATTATTGGTTCAGGAATTTACACGGATGAACCAGGCACGAAAACAGGTCAGGACACTCGTAACCCCATACAATCAACACGCGGTGGTGCGACTGACAGTGAGATCGCAGACTCATATGATTTAGCTAGCAATGATGATATGTTCTTTTCATATCGATATAACTACAATGTAGTTTGGCGCCTTGCTGGTGGAACTAGTTCTGGCATAGCGGGACTAACGCAGTTGCGAGTCGCAGCATTATTTACTTGTCATATACCGAATGATTTTGAAGAAGGTAATGATTTGATTGCTACTTATAGTAAACCACATCTTGGTTGCGGACAGGTAGAGTTTACAGACTTCAAAGTAAGCAATTTTAATTTAAGTGCATATACAGTAAATAAATAGGGGTTTGATGTGGCTACTGGATGGGAAGATTTGGGTGTTATTTCAAGCACGAATATACTCGATCCAAATGATCTTCGTGAAAACAATGAACGATTACAAAAAGGTCTAAATGGTGGATTATCACTAACTGACTTCGAAACGCGAGAAGAAGCCGAAGCTGCTGGTAGAGTTTTTGATCCCATAACAACCGATAAAATTAAAAAACCAGAATTTTATGGATCACCATCCCCGAGAGTTGAGTCTGTAATATCTGATATTCATTATCGATATAGAACAAATAGCAAATTAGATAGATACTATAGACATGAACATCAAGGATTTACTGATCGATTTGAGGATCGAACCGACATAAATTCGTATCAACCAATCGAGGGGTTATCTTCGGTTGTGATTTGTAGAGAGACACCATTAATGGTTGTTATAAGCGGCTCTTTTTATGCCAACGCAAAAGAAGGGAGAGGTGGCACTGAAGAGTCTATACTCAACAACAAAAATCAGTTCCCATATTTTGATTCTGGTGTTCAGGTTCGAATGAGTGAGTCAGGCTATTTTAAGGCAACGGCAAATCAGTTTGGAATTGGTGAGTGTCATTTGTTTGTTGACAATTTTCAAAGTGACCCAATCACTGGAGATGGTGGGCCAAGTATTGTGCCGGCTACCCAAACACTGATTTTTTGTCAGGGTCTAGCTCCAGGCTACAACTCGAATGGACAACAGTATTCTTTCCATAAGATTTTAAGAAATACAGATACGAACAAATTAACCAAAGGCCGAAATGTTGTTTCTTATCGATGCAGATATCGAAGATCAAGTGCAGAAACCAACAAGATGAGGCATCTTTATTTTGATGCTAGAAATTTTGTCGTAGACGTTTACTACAAGTGATATGATTGTTTTGGTGAAAAATGGCGACTAAAGAACAAAAAAACCTCACAAAAGCAGGTAGTGCAGCAAGTTTTGCGGCGACTGGAGCAATGGCTGGTGCGGCGTTTGGGCCGATCGGCGTGGGCGTCGGTGCTCTTGTCGGAGGTATTGCTGGTTTGGCTTTGGGTGGTGCTCAAGTCAAAGCAGAAGAAGCTGAATTAAAGCGTCAACAACGAGAAGCAGAAAAGTTAGCTGCCGAACAAAGAAAACGAGAACAAAAAGCTGTAGCGGAAGCCAAAGCTGCTGAGCGTCGTGGTGCTGCTCAATCACGCGAGAGAGCCGCCCGCGCTGCCATGGAGGGCGACGACCCTCCACCTGTCACTTTTGATGAGAGCGTGCTTGTTCAATCCATAAGCGTAGGCCCCGGAACACCGTATGATCAATACATGGCGCAGGTTTACGGGCGACCGTTTAATACTTAGGAGTAATCATGGCTACAGACGAAGAACAAGCTCTAATTGATGCTCTGAGAAATGAGCGAGATTATGAAGATCGTGTTTACAGAACTCGCGCTTACATGGGAACAGCGGCATCACTTAGCCAGGGTTTGTTGAACTATCTTGCTTCAGCACCTTCGAGTGTTGAGGATCCCAGGCGTGCGGAGTATTATAAAAGCCTTCAAACGCTTGACCCTGCCGCAGAACAAGAAAGAAAGGCAAGAACTGAGGCTGCTGGACTACAAGCCACGCAAAGAGCAAAAAAGGTTAGCCAAGATATTGCTACGCAGCTTGCACAGAATCCAACACAGGCTGCTGCTGCCCTGGAGGGATTGCAAGGATACGAGCAAGAGGTTTCACAAAGAGCACGATTGGATGCTGAAACTCAAGCTAGACAAGAAAGAGCGCAGGAAAGACTTGTAAAGGCCAGTGAAGCCTCACGAATTGAGAGCGAAGATCTCGCCAGGAAACAAGAAGAAGAACGCATCAACAGGGAGCGTAAATTCCAACTTATTGGCGGCATCGGACAGTCTTTACTTGGGTTGGCCAGCGCAGCGCGACCAAAAACACAAGAGGCGCGACTGGAAGATCAAGCTAAGCGTGCTGGTGAGAGGGCTGATAGGCTTAGGGGTCGATACGAAGATATGGGTCCGATTACAGCAGACACGACAGATTCCCAACTCAATAGAATGAGCAATTTGGCGGGAAGAATGGGTGCGGCCACTGAAAAACAAACAGCGGCACAAACTGAGCTTGCCAACCTTGAAGCTGCCAAGCTTGCAAGAGAAAAGCAACGCCTTGCTGCGTCTACCCCAATTCTTGCCTCCTACTTTTCGCCAACAACAACACCATAGGTTTCATAGTGCCTTGGAAAAACGGTCGATATATTCCGAGAGTATCTAGTGATACCAGTGAAGCTTTCAAAAAAGCAGCCCCGACAAGAGCTATTATTTCTGGAAAGATGCCATCACTCGAAGTCGATGGCAAAAATCTAGCAGACAACCTTCTTGATGAAACGCTCCTAAGTAGATTGATTCCAGCCAGTAGTTTCACCGCAACATTCTTGCTCAGGGTGATTGCTAAGGGCACATTTTCTGCCGCAAATAAGATGCGGTCACTATTTGCATCCGGCTTCGTAAATTCAGACTTAATAGAAGATGGTGCCGTAACTGGTGCAAAGATAACAAATCCTATTAAGATATCTCTGATCAGTGGCGGTGCCGCAGGTTCTCACACTGTTTCTGGCATTACAATAAGAGATGAACTTATTGCTGTGTTTGAACAGAATGGAACTTCTGGCATATTGACTGATTTGAGTAGCGAGTTTTCTATTGTGAAAGCTGATACGATTAATAATACCGGTGGTACTGCAACAAGTAGTGATAAGCTGCTTGTGTTTTATCTAAGCAAATAGTGAGATTGCCATGGCTTCAGGATTGGAATTTGTCAGATTTTTGAATGACTCTTTGAAGTCATCAGCATCCACGTACATCAAGTCCAAAACTGACGAGCGTGCCGAAGCCCAAAAGACAGTGGATGCTCTGGATAAAGAGATCAACTATCGTGAGCGGTTGATTGCTCGGTACAGTGCGAGCGGGACCAGAGGAAAGCAGGCTTTTGGTGCGTATTCACAATTGTTTGGAAAGCTTTCAAGCTTGCAGGCAGAAAACGCAGATAAAATAGAAGCAGACCGATTAAAGCTCGATCAAGAACTCGGTAAGATTAAAAAGGAAAACGATGCTTTTTACGAAGAAGCAGATGATGTAAGTGAAGGTCTGTCTGCTACTTTTGAAGCCATCAAACAAGGTCAAGATGCTGGAGATACTATTGCAGCAATAGAGTCGCGATTGAGTAAAGAAAAAACCAGCGCAAAAGCAAGCCTCGTTCTTTATGCTAAATTAAACGAATCACTACAGTACGGCGCCTTGAGTGATGCTCCCAAGAAAAATGAGCTTATTGCTAAAATTCGCAAACAAACAGCAATTTTGGTCAAACGAAAAATCAATCCCACTGGATCTGCAGGGTTGCCGGACTCACTGGATCCATCGCGGCAAGCATCACTTTTGGTGACTCCAATCACGGACAACTTTGTAAAGCAAGTTCACAATAGTCCCGTGCTACAGAAAAGATACTTGGGCAGAGTTGTCACATCAACTCGCGATCACTCAACGGTGTTGAACAAACTTGAAAACCTTATGTTTGGGGGCGGTGCTGAAGGTCTTTCCGAAACCCAAGTTGCACAACAGGTTGTTTCCGCAATTGGTGAGCAGATTCCAAACACTGTCGAAATCTCACCACAGGGAGTGGTTAGCTTTGTTGAGGGTGCCACCCAACAGGACAAAAACGAAGCCGTCAGTCTGCTCAATGACGCTGGTATTCCTCCTGGCACAACTATCGCCCAAGCTGGTCGCGCCCTGGAGGTCCAGTCGGGTCGCGATGATTCAAGCAAGATCCGCAGTGAAATAAACCAACTCAAGCAACGACGCGAGATGGCTGTGGAGAACTTGGCGAGAACCCCCAGGCTCTCAACAAGTAAGCTTGCGCTGCTGGACCACCCTATTTTGCGTGTTCCAGGCTTCAGAGAGGCAATAGGCACAGTTTCTGGTAGAAGGGCAAGAACAGCCGCTGTAGGCGCTGAAACACAGGTTCTTGGAGCCCAAACACAAGCTGATACTGCGGGCGATATCGAGTTTACGAGCACCAGCCCAGTAATCAATGTCCCGTCCACATTTGAGTTAAGCGAAGATGACATGGCGGCATTTACAGATGAAGCTGATGCCAGGATTATGGGTGACGATCAAGATGATGATGATGATCTTGGACCATTAGTACAAAGGTCTACCGCTGGGCTCACAGAAGGTCAACGAGCCCCAGGTATGCAGTTCGGTCCTACTGTGTCCACAGGTGTACCTGTCATGCCTGCCGTGGTTCGTCGGATTCGGGGTGCGGTTCAAGGTGTCACCGATGCAGCAAATTCAGACGATCCTGTTGCCATCGATGCAGCACAACAAAATCTGGTAACCATCGTTCAAGACTTCAATCGGTTGCCTGAAAGTATTCGGAGCCGTTTTCCGCAGAGTTTCTTGGCAGCGATGCAAGAAGTTGATGATGCAAAAGCTGGACCTGAAATGATGCAGCAGCAGATCGAAAGGGCGCTACAGGGAATCGAAGATCTACCGATGAGTAGTGAAACTGTTGTTTCTTATGTCTCACAAGTTGATCTTGAGGATGCTGATTCCATGGCATCTACTGCTGACTTGCTTGAATTTATCGACCATCCAGACTCTTTGGGTGACGATGCGAGACCTATGGAAGATAGGAATCGTATGGTCTTAGGTCGGCTAGGTGCCGATTTTAAGTCGTCTTACGCGAGTTTAATATCGGACTCATCAATGGCTGATGATCAAGTCGGATCTTTAGATGATGCTGTTGGTGCGGGACTTGTTGATTTGCGAACAATTGTTGGTGTAGCAAGAGATCGTGTAAGTACAGACAGTTTGTTTGACTCACCGGACATGTACGGAACCTATGGCGAGCTAAGCAGAACTGGACGAGCGGCCCCACGCACACCTGATGTTGATCCAATGGATGATGATTCAGACATTACGATTCCAGATCTTATCGAGCCACCAGTTTACAATCAGTTGATGACTTCAGCATCTGGATTGCAATCGACTGGTCGGAGAGTCCCAACAACTGGAATTGAATCAAGGGATACTTCTGCTTTGCGGCCAGGATCGGCTGGCAGTGTAGATGTTCGAACCTTGGGCACAGATGTTCCTGATATGCCTAAATCAAGAGAAGAGAGTTTCAGAGTGATGGGTGTGGATACTGTAGCAAGGCCACCCATGGCCACCCGGACAGAGCCTACACGAAGAACACGTACCTCTTCACCTGCTTCTGTCGCAAAACCTGATGCAGCACCTCCACCACCTTCTACGACAACGACCGTAAACATTGCAGATCTGACAGGACGTACCAGGCAAGCATTCGATAATAGGCTCAATGCCCTCTCTGACTATGCCAGAACACCCATAAATATAGACGGGGTGGAAGTGCAACCAGGTACTTATTCAAAAACCCAAACGGACGTAGTCCAAGGAATACAAAAGCTCATAAGCGATTTCAGGCTCGATGAAGAAAGCGCAGAGGAAATCGAAAAAAGGGTTATGCCGGAGAAGCCGGAAGATGACGGGTTGGGTAACCCGGCCCCGCAAAAGAAAAGCGACGAAGAAATAAAGGCGTTGCTTCAGAAGTACATCAATGAAGACGCTGCTGTACGTTCCATTGAGTTTAAGGGACCAGGCCCTATGGTTTCAGATTCTACCCCGATGGATGAAGAACCTTTGCCTGAGTTCTCCAGTGCTGCATCTGACATTCGCGTAAGGCCAACCCAAAGCGATGTCATTACCCGATCTTTTTATACTGAACCAAAACCTCATCCAGTTACAGGTAGAGGGCTTCCACATTTGGGAACAGATCTCCGAGCAAGGGAAGGAGACCCTATACAGTTGATTTCATCTGGAACCGTTTCAGCAATTAAACGAGATCCATCTGGAAATGCTGGTAGGTCCATTTATGTAGATCATCCCGATGGTACTCAAACTCGATACTTTCATGGCAGCGGATTCCCTAAAGATATTGAGGTCGGTCAAAATCTACAAGCTGGATCAACTATCATGTACGCTGGATCAACTGGTCGATCGACTGGTCCACACCTGCACTTCGAGGTTGGAAGAATGGAAGGCGGTGAGTTCAAGCAAATGAATCCTGAAAAAGTTTATCCAGAAGTGTTCGGTGGAATGAGACACAAGCATGGCCCTAAGAAGGACGATGATGTCTTGAAAACCAATATGAATATTTGAATCTGATACGATACACATCAATAGTTGAATCTGGATGAATTGTGGCACAACAAGACGACTTCATTACCGACCCCGATTCAGATGAGGCTGTCATTGAAGCCGCTTCTGGTTCTTTGGAAGCCATTTTTGCAGACGATGATCAAGACGAACAGGCGCCGATCAGTGATGCCGATGAGGCTGTAATTGGAGCCGCTTCTGAATCTTTGGGAGAGATTGCAGAAGGTTTTGTTCCTGAATCGCCTGAAATCGCTGAAGATGAAGCCCTTGAGCCAATACAACTTCCTGATGAACCTCTTGATATTTCGGCAAAAAAGGTTCAAGAGGCGAAACAAGCCTATATACAAAGCTTTTATAACGACACTTTTGGAGATGGCCGAAATGGTCTGACAGAAGCGGAGGCACTACAGAAAACAAATGAAGTAACTGGCCATTTAGACGTGTTTGAAACCTCTGGAGCCGAATCGTTTGTTGTCGGAGATCAACCAGGGTCAGGTATTTTGCCAAGCAGGCTCGCACCTCTGACAACTGCAGTGCCCACGGCTGATATTTTTCGACAACAGATCGAATACACCAAGAAAAACAAGAATCAACCTACGTTGAATCCAAAATTCAAAGATCTCGGTGGTCAGTCTCCAGACACTTTAATGACCATCGAGTCAGCCAGGGCTGCCAATCTTGTAGATGAGAATGACAACCTCAAAGATGTTCGTGAAATATTCGGGTTCGAAATCAACAATGAGGACTTGAGAAACCTTTCATTGGGTGCAGGAGCAACACTTGCTGCCCGTGGTGCCGCAAAAGGCATTCAGATGGGTCGGGTAGGTGGGCTACCAGGCATGGCCGGTGGAGCGGTAGCTGGCTTGATTTTGGGTGGTCTTCAGGGTCTCGGCCTTGGTACTGGTGGTTCTATCGTTGCGCTCAGCTATTTGGATAAACCAGACGATTATTCTTCCACTGACTTTACGATTGATTCAGTCAAAAGGCTGTACACAAACCTTGGTATTCCAGACGATGCGGCTGATTTTATTACGTTGCAATCGGAAAGCACTCGAAAGGAAACAGTTGCTGATGTGATTGCTCTGGCAGAAAAACTACGGATTCCAGAAGCACAGCAGTTTGCCGAAAAGTACAGCTTGCAGGATGATCAGGTTTTTTCGGATGTCATTCAACAGGCTGTTGATCAGTACGAGTCTGATTTGAAACAACAAAACTTTCCAAGTGAAATGCAAGATCTTGGAGATATTCTAACCATTGATCTTTTGCTTAATAATGAGCCAAGCATTGTTCGCGGTCGAGAGCTTGTAGAGCAAACCAACAATGCATTCTTCAAAGACCTCATTGATTTGCAAACCAGAATCACTGAGCATCCTGAATATAAAGACGCTCGCGGAGTCGTTAAAGAAGATCTGCTCGAAGCGAAGAAATACGAGCTTGATATTGAATCTCGGTATCAAAAGCCGACTGATTCAGATACCCAACTCAGAAAAGTTTTTGAGCGTGTCGCTTCGGGAACCTTGGATGAAAGCGAAAAGCATGATGAGTTTAGGTCGCTGCTTTCACAGCTTTCGTATGATGACATGCATCCTGAACTTCGAAAAGAAGTCCCAAGCTTAGAAGCATTTAAAGAAATCGCTCGATTGGTTCCACCAAACCATAGCCTAATGACATCCGACTTCGATCCAAATGTCATCAATGCAATCAGGCTGGTTCATGCTCAACCTGTTGGCACTATTTCAGAACAGTCCAGTGCTCAAATACAACAAGCGTTAAATCGTGTTCCTGTTGGTGTGTTCGATCAAAGAGTTTTTAAGTCAGTCATCGAAAACACAATACCGTCGAATGACGAAATCGACGCTTGGGCCAAAAAGTCGATTGAAAAATATCAAGCACGGGGCGGCAGGGCTGGAACGATTTACGAGCAGACCGGTCTAAGCTTAATGATGGACAAAGCAGAGTCTGATGAAATCGGTGTCTACTTCAAAAGGTCAACTCTTGCCAACATATTGAACTATGCGGGTGTTGTCCCTACGGCCCTTTCAGAGGCAGAGATTGGTGTAAGCAGCGAACAGCTTGAGCCTCTTTTTGAAAGAATTGGATTGCCAGGTGGTCTTTACTTGCCAACTCCTGCTGGTATTGACCGCATGATCGAACTGGGTATTCGACCACCAGATGCTGACTTTTATTCTCGAACGGATGCTCGACTAAAAACCATGACTGGTGGGTTTCAGGTCGGCTATGTCGAGATCGCAAGAAGGCTCGGGTACAACCCTGGTGATGGTGCATACAACAGGCTTCAGGCTCTTGGATTTTTCTTAGATAGCTTTTTGAATCTTGAAAAACACATGATCAAGTACACGGGAAAAGCAAGCAGAGCAACACTCAATGCACCGTCTGCTTTGAAACAATTTTCAGGAGCACCACAGGGATTCAAGTATCGTTCTGCAAAAGAAGCGTTGCTTTCTGGTGTTGTTGATCGAGGATCTTCTGATCCAAGCGTTCGACACAACTCGATGATTCAAGAGATGGCTCTTGATATGCAACTTCAGGGTCGCAATATTTTGGATCCGTCTGAAAAATTTATTACGCCAGCAGAGTTGGAGTTGTTTCGTCGGATCGCACTTTTGACTGATCGAGATCCAGAGCTTTACATCACAGCATCTGCAATCGCTGCCGATGATGTTATGGCAGTTCAAAGAACATCCAGGCAGATTATTAGACAGGTTGATTCTAATGACATCACTGCCTTGCGTATGTCGCCTCAGTACCGAAGAATTGAGGCTGAAGTTCAAGATGTGGTGGACCAGGGTCTGATTACATCGAGAGACAAACAGCAGTTTATGTCGATCTTGGAGCACCAATCATTCCGATTGGCGTTGCAGCCTGATACGCCATTTATCAGTGCTATAGACGTGCTTGCAGACCTTTCGGTGACTGTAGATCGTCAACCACGCGCCCATGCACGCTTCATGGGTGTAAAGCCAAACGTAGATGACGCTGATGTAGATGCGCCTGCGACAGTTCGTTTGATTTCAAACAACGAAGATCCAGATGTAAGGCAAGCTAGAAGAAACGGTGTTCCACTTGGATATTTCGAATACGATCAACAAACAGGTCGTTCGATTATCAATCTATTTCGCAATGGTGACTTAGATACGTTGTGGCATGAGAATGGGCACTTCATGGCCACGCTTATGGGCACTGACTGGTCTCAAAGATTGGTGCAGTTCTTTGATCATACCGTTGGTCCCAACGGAGTACGTGTTCTTTCCGATCTTGGGCATGAACAGTTCGCAGATGCGTGGACCTACTATCGAAGAGTTAAAGACGCTCCAAATGGCGTTGTGCGTCGTTTGTTTGATGAGCTTTGGATCAATCTGCACAACCTATATTCACGCTTGCGTCGTAAGCCTGGATTGCTACCAAAAGATGTCCGAAAGTATTGGGACGTTGAGTTTGGTACGTTGCCGAATGACATTCGAACAGTAAACGCTTTGTCTGCTAAGGTGCTACGAAACAGGCCGTATGTAGTCAAAGTTGATGCGGATGCTCGAAGGCGTATAGCTGAAGCTAAGCCTGCCCGACAGGCACGCGAAATGGTGGCCAAAGAACCGTCGATGAACCCCGAAGTTCTTCATCAGTATTTTGGTGACAAATTTCAAACCACCGTTGAAACATTCCGAGATCCAGGGGCACCGCAGCCACGACGTATCCCCACACGGAAGTACGCTGATACATCTGATGATGCCCTTGAGTTTGTTAGAAAGGCTGTTGCTTACATTAAGACTGAGCAGTTTCGTAAAGACATTCGTGGCATCAAAACAACGCCGATCGGAACCGGGCGATACATCGTTCCAGTCTATAGGCAAAAGATTATTCTTGAAACAGTTCGTCAGCGCATGGTTGATGCTGTTGGCACGTTGATGGACAACCTCGACAAACGAATCTTTCAGAGGGAGTTTAATCGTACTGCAGAGGGATACACAGCAATCACCGATCGTGATCGTTTACCAGACTATGTAACCACCAACGACCTGCGGGCGTTTGGTGAAAGGATGCGTTTGCGTCATGCTGGTCCTGATCGATTGGTTGCAGAGAAGATTCCAACGACCGAGTTTTTTGTTCTGACTGATGACGAACAGGCTGGGCTTCGAACGTTGATACAAGAGATGGCAAAAGAGCCAGCGTCTGATATTTTGCCGATTAGTTTGTTGGACCCCAGCGCAAATCTACGCATCTTGGCTCTGGACGAGTACAACTCGATTCACGCTATTTTAGCAGACATCGAAGCAGGTCCATTGAATCGGGTAACAAGAAGTAAAGTCGATCCTGGCCTCGTAAATAATTTAATTAATGGTGCAAAATCAAAGTTCATTACAACACAAATCGGACAAGCGTTAGAGAGACAGGTTTCAAAACTTACGAGTAAAAAAGCACCTATAAATAAAAAGACAGCCAATCCAGACTTCGTGGAACTTCAAGAGCAATATATTCGCAGGCTTAAAAATGCTCCTCAAGAGGTCATTAAAGACTTAGATAGCGCAAAAAAAGGCGATAACTTTTTATCTTTCTTTAGAAATCAAGTAAGTTTATTAACTCCAAAAGTACCGCTTGCTTCTGTCCGAAAACTATTCAATATTGTTGAAACAATCGAAGGACTCAAGGGTCGTATGGACGATGATGCTCGCGCCTCTATGCGTCAAGCAACGATCACTGGGAAAGACTTTCCAGAGGGGTTCGATCCAATCACCACGGAAGGTGGCGACGTAGAACTGAAATACATCTTTAGTAAGGTCAATGACATTCAAGATTTGCTTGATGGTCCATATGGCATGACTGCACTGGAGCGTAAGGCGATAACGCTTGTAAGAAAGCTTTCCCGAGTTGCCGAACTGGATGAAAAGCAGCGAATCAGTCTGGCTGATGCCATATCAATTTTGCACATCGGGCTTCTTGAAAAGCAACAGTATGTGAACGATACAGGGTTGCAGGTATTTAATTTGGCTCTTGGAGTTGATGACACAACTCCGAATATTTATCTTACATCAGAACAAATCAGAGATATTTACCAAGCATATTACACTGGTGATTTATTAAAAATATACGATATTGGTGCAACACAATCTTTGATTCCAATGGAAATGGATGTTGCAAAAAAACTTTTTGGTGAAGATGTAACCACACAAAACATTGATAATATAGCTTTATTAACAAATGTTCTTGTATACGGAAAAATAGCAGATATCCGTTTTGGATTTGCCAAAGAGCTTGCCGAGGCTGGATATGACACAAGCAGGCGTAAACTTGTACAAAGAATAGATCTCAATGAGGCTCCACGCATTGATCGATTGAAGTACATTGATCGCGTTGCGTACTACATCGATGCTGAGCTTGCTTTCCAAAATAAATTGATTTCTGAATACGGAACCAATGATCTTTTGAAAGTTCCATCAACTCCAACAGGAGATGCGAAAAAAGCAGGAGAATTTTTCGGTCCCTTAGATAAGCCAAACTCCAAACACCCTGACACTACTGTCATAAGTAACTTTGACAAAGCGGCAAAAGGTGAGGCATCAAGAATAATTGACCAAATGGGTTTGCGTAGACAAAGGGGTGTCTTCAAAACTGTTCGACTGGGTGACGAAACATTTTTCATGCCAGAGGCAGTTATCCAAGGTTTGGAAGATGCGTTTGCAGAAACATATCAAAAATCAGTATTTTTCAAGCGCAACTTTGGTGAAGGATCTGTTGAATATGAATTGGCAGGTGATCACACTCCAACACAAATACAAATATACAGAGATGCATTTGATGTTGGTATGCGTTTTTGGGAGCTAAGCCCTCATCAGCCAAGAGTGTTTTATACTGGTTTGCTGATTGGTTCAGGTCCGTTCCCTATGGTTCCATACTTTATGGGCGTGTTCATGGGAACTCTGAGTCAAATGCATCTTGGCTCTGGTGTAAGAGCGGCGATTGCAGATGGTGTCCAATTCTTACCGACAATGTCGCAAATAGCCGTTTCAAAAGCAGTGGATGTTGAGGTTGATTTTGTTGCTGGTGTAATGGCAAGAACGTTTGGAAACGGACATCATAAGCCAATTACAAAGCCGCTTGTGCTACCAGATGGTCGAGTTTTGACTGCTGACTTTGTTGCAAACGGTGTTGATCGATTCGGTTTAAAGCAGGCTTTTGTTGATGTCATCAAAAACAAAAATGTCCATGATGCGGTTCTCGAAAAATTTGGACGCCAAAACCCTTGGGTGGGCGGTTCTGTTATTGGTGGTACGATCGGTGGCCTTTTGGGTGGTCCTGCTGGTGTTCTCGGTGGTGCTGCGACTGCCGTAACGCTTGGAACGTTGTTGAAGCGTGGTGGCCCTCTTTCTAAAATGCACAATGTGTTTGCTGAAACAGCCACTGCAATCGATACATATTTTCGACTTCGTCTTTTGGTTAGAGAGCTAAAAGAGGGATCAACCATTGAAAAAGCTACTACAAGAGTCAGAGATGTTGTTCTTGATTATTCTGACTTATCAGATGTAGAGAAACAATATTTTAAAAAGTTTATTGCGTTTTTTACTTACTTTAGACAGGCCGGTAAGCTTTTTTATAAAACATTATTTCAAAATCCAGATCGTGTTTTGACTCAGTTAAAGTTGGCTCGATCCACTCAAATGGCCGCAACGACTGACAAAGAGGGTCAATTTCAAGATCCAGAGTTGGTTTTGGCTCCATGGGATCGAACTCGCACGTTTTTGCCATTCAAGATCGGTAACCATGCGGTGAGAATGCCGTATTTGATTGTCAACGACATGATTGCCCTTCACGTAGATTTTATAAATTCAATTCCAGGTTTCGTTGGTGAACAAGAAGCTGGAATAGCGACTCGAAATTTTTTGCAGCGAGTAGACCCATTTGTCTTGCAAGCCTTTACAGCAGCTACACAGACTGATGTGTCTATGGGTATTCCTCTTAGTCGTGCAACCAATCAAGTGCCTGCATTGATGGTTCAGCTTGATCACGATATTTTCGGTGGTCCGCTTGGAGATTTCTTGGGACTTGAATACATCCCTTATGGAGACATTAAACAGACATACGATGAAAAGACTGGCAGAAGAATCAACCTCAATAATTTAGAGATGCCAGGTCGTGGTATTTATGTCGCAACGAAGCCAATGAGAGCAAACTTGCTTCTTAACTTTGTTCAATATCCATTTACCGGTCGCATGTTGGACAACCTTGTTGCTATTGATCGTTCCAACATCGGCTTGGTTGAGGCCATGGTTGCAGCAAGTGATGCATACTACCAGGCCGATAAAGAAAGACCGTTACTGGCGAGAGTTCCTGGTTTGGTTGAGATGGGCCTTGTAAAAGCCAAACGCGAAAAGTTCCGAGTCATCGATGGTAGGATTGAAGAAGTTGTTCGACCTACTGATGTGTCTGACCCATCCATTGCTCCCGATGTTGCTGGTTACCTTGATACTGCTACAGGCAGGCGATCTATTAGGGAAAGCTATGATTACCGTGGATCTGAAAATTTGAGTTATCGTCTTGGTTACAGAGACTTTTATCCATTAGAGCTTGGCAAGTTCCTCGGTTTCTCGTATGTTCATGTACAAGATGGTACGCGCAACGTGAATCGAAAAAATAAGCAGTTCATAAAAGAACTAAAAGAAAAGACTAATGAATAGTTTTTGTGTGCCACAAAAAAATCTTTGTATCGTGTTATTATTCATACCGAATCTCTTTCCCCTTCCCCAATGGAGTAAATAATGTCAATGATTCCCGAAATGTCCGGTGGTCGTACTGTCTTTCCAATGAACCTTGGCGTCACAAATGTAGCAGCCACAGATTTTGCAAGCAATGTTTGTAAGTTGACAATAAGTCCAACATCTACTGCTGGTGAAAAGCAAATTACTGGCGCGATTGTAACAGTTACAGGCAGTGCTGCGGATGACGATTTGGTTCTACCTCCTGTTGGACAGTCCAAAGGTCTGATGCTTATTATTATTAATCTGCATAATGAAAACCACCTCGAAATTAAATACGTGAACTCTTCAGGTTCTGTGGCAGAATTATTTCTTGGAAATTCAGATTTGGAAGATGAAGAAATTTCGATCTGTGTTTGTGATGGAGTTTACTGGTACAACGGTAACTCATTGTCAACTTGATCCTGATCCACTGATTTAGGGGGCTTCATGCCCCCACAATCACTCACTTTTGGAGGCTTTGATGGCTTCAGGCTTCATTGTAAACATAGAAACCAAAGCGTTAGCTTCATCTGAGTTTCGGGCTACAAAGCTTGCAGAGCTTAGAACTGGCGCTACCAGTGATGCGCGATCTAAGGCTTTGCCGAATGCAGCATCATTGTCTCAGCTTGATGTGAGAATGAATCCTCACGCTGCTGGTGTGACCTACGATATGTTCATCTCATGGGATTCGGCTGGTGCTGAGCCTGTTTCGTCTACAGTCGAAACTGTCAGCCTTACTATGGTTCCAGGGTCATCGACGATTGGGCATACAACAGTGTCATTGGACAAGTTGTTTTTGGGGGCTCCTACTCCCCAAACAGCGACCGGTGAGGTTTACCTTTGGGTCAAGCCAAGCTCTGACAACGTTACTTTGAACATGGCCCGTATTCACTGGCATGACGACACCTAAAGGGGGATAGATGCCAACCTTCAATCGTAGTTTTAATGGTGGCGGTTCTCGGGCAGTCGTAACTGACCTTGAGGTGGATCCCTCTGACTCAACCGTTTCAGTTGATGAAACGAACAACCGCCTTGGTATTGGAACCACCACCCCTGGAACTCAACTTGAGTTGGAGGGTGAGACCCCATACATCACTTTGAAAAACAGCACCGCTGAAAACACTGACGGTGGTTGTGAAACGAAGTTGATTTTTGAAGATCACGCCGCTGCATCACTTGGTCAGATTGAAGTACATCACAGCGGAAGCGCAGATGACACCAAAGGCAAGATGATCTTGTCTACCCATACCGGCTCCTCATTGACTGCTGCGGTAACGATTGATGAGGCACAAAAAGTAACTGCGGCTGGCGATGTTCAGGTCACTGGTGACATTATTCTCGATGATGGTGGGTCGATCAAAGAAGCTGGAGGCACAGCAGCAATAACAATCGACGGTGATGGCCATGTTACTAAGATTGGTCAAGACTCTCCAAGTAGCGGTCAGTTCTTAAAATATGATGGCGCTAAATGGGTTGCTGATTCTGTTGCTAGTGGATCAAGTGCTGCAGATGACATCACAGGCGGTGATGCTGCGGTCAACATTACAACTACTGCGGGGAACATCACCCTTGATGCTCAAGGAAATGACACCGACATTATTTTTAAGGGCACAGATGGCGGCTCCGATACTACGTTTTTGACGCTTGATGGTTCAGATGCTGGTGCTGCTTCATTTAACGGTGCTGTTACTGTTGGTGCGGATCTCACTGTAACTGGCGGTGACACTACACTTGGCGCTGCTGGTGACACAACAGCAACGACGATCAGCACAGTAACCAACACGGGAACAAACGTTGGTAAGTCTCTGACCATTTCTGCCGGATCGACAACGACCGGAAGTAACAACCTAAATGGCGGTGATTTGATTCTCTCTTCCGGTGGCGGTGACGGTACAGGAACGTCGAGTATTCAGTTCAAGACCAAGGTTAGTGGCACGGATGCTGCAGCAGAGCGTATGCGGATTCACACCGATGGTAACGTTGGTATCGGAACAAATGCCCCCGGTAACATGCTCCATGTAGCAGGCGCCGATGCTTATGTTTTGCTGCAAAACACAACTGATGAAAACGGCGATGGTCAGGCTGAAACAAGAGTGCTTTTTGGTGATCACTCAGGTAGTGGCCTTGCTCAAATTGAAGGTAGCCACAGCGGATCGTCCGATGACACCAAAGGCAAGTTTAGTATCGCAACCAGTAACGGTAGCTCATTAGCAACCGCATTGACGATTGATGACACCCGGAAGGCTACTTTCACAACCACGTCAACAAATAGCGTAGAAATTGATCAGCAATATTCTGTAACAGACGCATCGGCTCTGGTTGGATTGGATATCGACATTGATAAAACCGGTGCCTCATCGACTAACAACAGCATGATCGGGATCAATCTCGACATGGACAATACGTCTGCGACAGGCGGCACCAACACAATGACCGGAATGAAGGTTACTCCAACCTTGATTCATGCTGCTGATGGAGGAACCACACTGGCTAAAGGTATCGAAGTAGTCGTTACCGGAGGGACGCCTGGAGGGTCAACTGCTCGGGCTTTGGATCTTACAGCGACGGGTGCAGATTTCAATCAGGGAATCTACATGGCCATCGCTGATGGTGGCCCTGACATCAAGATGGTGAGTTCTGCCGATTCTGGTGACTTCGCTACGATTGCTGTTGGTGCTGCTGGTGCCACAACATTCACAACAGTAGATAATGGTGGAGCCGCTGCAAATTTGAGATTCGATGTTGATGGTGATTTTGAAGTCGAGCCGGCAGGCGACGTAGTCATCAAGAACACAGTCAATGATGCAAACGGAGCACGAATCAAATTCGTCAAAGACAAGGGCGCTGCTGGCGCAGACGGCGACGACATTGGTGTAATTGAGTTTGTCGGTGACGACGCGGCTCAAACACAGACCTCGTTTGCAAAGATTGTCGCTGAAGTATCCGAAGCAGATGACTCAGATGAGGCAGGTAAGCTTTCGTTCTTCGTGGCCGAAAGTGATGGCACAACAACAGCACTTACTGCTGGATTGGTCATCGAAGGTGAACACGCAACTGACGGCCAAGTAAACGTTACTCTTGGTGCTGGCGTTCAATCAGTGACAAACACAAGCGGTAAGTTTGGTGTTTTCGACACAACACCAATGACCGCAATTAATGTTGTTAACAACTACAACACAGTTACTTTTGAAAACCAACTTGCCAGCGGTGAGGGTGGTGGACGTGTCATGCGCTACAGCCCTGGTGCTGATGATACCCTGACTGTTGGTCGGCTTTACTTCTTACACACAGATGGAACTTGGGATGAGACAGATGCCGATGCTGTAGCAACTGGTGCTACTCAACTTCTTGGTATTGGTTTGGGTAACGCTCGGACAGCCGGTTGCCTTATGGAAGGCTTCATTCGTATTCCATCAACTGAGATAGAAGGCACACCAGGAAGCGGTGCAGTAGATGGACTCCCATTGTATGTCAGCACTACAGCCGGTCATATCACTTTCACTCGGCCTTCTGCTGCCGGTGACTTTGTGAGAATCGTGGGCCATGCAATCGATGATCACAGTAGTGATGTGCTTATTTACTTCAACCCATCCAACAACCACGTTGAGTTGTAATGTCTTACTCTAAATACAACGGAGTGGCCGCAGCGGATATCGTCAAGATTGACGGTGCTGCTATTGCGGATATTTCTAAGTGTGACGGTATAGAGGTGCCTGCTTCCGGTGCGACTCGTTGGGTGATTGCAATGTCTGCGGGTAAAGTTGCTCATGCCGCCGCGTCTAATCTCACAAGCTGGACGAACTATGACCATGTATCCGGCACCGGGACGCCAGGAGCCTTCGACATTGCAGCGGGCAAGGATGCGAGCGGAAACATCATCTACGTTATGAGTCGAGATAGCACATCCAAGGAGTTGCTGGTATCGGGAACTGATGTCACTACTGTCGCGGACTGGACTGACGTTGATCTTGGGTCTGAAGGTGATTTGGATCAGTACCGTATTATCTGGTGCGATGATGGGTCCACCTCGGGAGTATGGCTTTGCGTTGGACGACAAACTGCCGACAAAGTATATCGGTCAACGGATGGGGCAGCTAGCTGGTCAGGTGTCGACATTAGCGGTCTGGCGGGTCACACAAGCGGAAGCAGCAACGGGATTCAGGCCATGACCTTTGGGAATGGTACTGTGATGATGGCCCAAACGGATCGGATTTATTACTCGACGGACTACGGTGCGTCTTGGACTTCCATTGCCCCATTTGCAGGTAACAATCCACCCGGAGTAGGGCGGTCCCTGACCTATACAAACAACTCGTTCGCTTTGGTCTATGGGCGTAGTGGAGTCATTCGTGCGCGTTCTTGTGCGGATTCAGATGTGACGGATTGGGGGGATGAGGTAACAGTAGACGATGGCCCAATCCGAAACCCAAGTGGCACGCTTGCCGACAAAATCTCAATTGCATCCGCTGGCGGTCGTGTGATTCATGTCACTGACGACGATGAATCTATCGGATTTTTTGACGTAAGCGGTAAAACCATTTCAAACGTTACCGACGTTGCTCCAGGTATTTCTTCGGGTAGAAGGCCGGAAGATATCGAAACCGATGGGAATGGTACATGGTTGCTTGCGTGCAGGTCCGGCGACGTTTGGCGAAGTACTAACAACGGCGCAAACTGGACACGCATCGTAACAAACCTGGACGGATCAAATACCAACTTGGTTGGAGTTTGTTGTGATGCTTTGGGTCCATTTTAATAAATTTAAGGAGACACCATGGATACTTTGAAAGCGAAACTCGCATCTCGAAAATTTTGGGCGGCATTTCTTGGGGCTTTGTTGCCTCCGGTACTCGCATTTCTCGGTGAGGACATTGCACTTGGTGATGCACTGAAACTTACCGCTGGCGTTTGTGTTTCGTACATTCTCGGCCAAGGTTATGTTGATGCATCAGAAAATAAAGCGATAGCTGCTATCGGTAGTGATGAGTAGAAACTAAATGGCGCTAACTTCCACCAGATTTGACAATGCTGTATCAGCTAAAGTTTTGCATGATGCAAATATGACCAACACCGCTCAGCTTAATATTGTGGATGGTTCTGGAACTTTGTTTTCATGCAAAATAGCAAACAGTAATAATGCAGCAGTTTATGTTAAATTTGTTTTTGGTTATTCGTTTGCTGTTGGATCTGCGCCACCAGATTTGATTTTATCGTGTCCAGCGAACTCTACATATGAGTACGAAATTCCAGGTGGCATTTCATTCGATGCGTTGTCGGTTTGTGCTACAGAAAACGCAACCCCGACAGACAACACAACGCCAAGCGTCAGTGGCAATGAAGCCATTGCAGTAACAATTGTAACAGGGTGACGTATGGCTGTTACTAAAACCAGCGGTCTGACAACTTTAGCCGATAAGCTAATCGTCAATATTGATGCGGACACCGACTCTTCCAATAATGTTTCTGGTGCCACATCTGGAAGTGTATACATTATAGAAATTGATGCCACTAAAGGTGTTGCTACTACTGATGAGCCTGCATGTTACGTGAAGCTAGTAGATGCATCATCTGCTACGGGCGGTGGTGTTAGTTCTACAGTCCCTGATGTAGTTTTGTTTGCTCCTATTGGAGTTGTTACTAGATACGTCATTAAAGGGGGATGGGCTTTTACCTCTGGACTTAGTTTCTGGTGTGTTACCACGTCAGCCTTGACAGGCGACACAAGCCCAACATCTGATGTAAAAGTAAGTATTATTTCATCATAGGAGTTTAAAATGGCGAATGAATACATCCGACTGGCTATGGAAATTTCAAAATCCAAGACACGAAACACAAGCAAGATGATTAAAAACTTTGCTTTGGGTATTGCTGTTCTTGAAAAAGAAATTTCAGACTTGAAATCAAAAGTTTCAGAACTCGAAAAGAAAAAATCTGCACCAAAAAAAGCTGCACCCAAAAAAGCTGCGCCCAAAAAAGCTGCGCCTAAGAAAACCACAGCAAAAAAATAAACATTTGATGATGGTGCGAGGATGAAACAAGTGGAACCAGTAACATTGACTACTATTGCCGTTCTAGCATCTCTTGGCTTCGGCTTTGGCGCTGGATGGGGCCTCAAGCCTGATGCTGGCGTAAAAGCCATTGAGGCACAAACTGAAGCGATTAAAGAACTTAATAGCGGCAACGCAGAACTGGTTACTAAAGTTCAAGAAGTAGCGATCGAAGAGTCTAAAAGAGAGTCTGCTATTGCTGACAAACTCACAGACATGCCACCACCTTGCATCAGTGAGGTTGGTGGAGACCCCATGTCGTTGCAGTGTATGTGGGCGTTGTGTATTCGTACAGGTGAAACAGATAAGCAACGATGCGAGCCGTCCAAGTTGACGGATAAGCTACTCGGGGCTTATAGTTGTGTTGAAAATCAGTAGTTGGAGTCACCGTGGAACTC